TCCCGATCACTCCCTCCGGCGGGAACATCATCATCACCTGGTCCGCGTCCGGCGTCTACACGTTCTAGGGGACCTCCCGGATTTCCCGGGAGGCTGACCGATGGCGATCACCTACGTCGGGTCGGCGGTCGGGACGACCTCGGCGACGCTCCCGACCGGCTGGCAGCCGGGCGACCTCGCGATCGTCGCGGCGTATCGCGACGGTTCTAACACTGCCCCGACGGTTCCGACTGGCTGGACTTCCGTTCTCTCGACGAGCGGGAACACGAACTCCCTCGTCGTCGGCCGCCGCATCCTCCAGTCGGGCGACACCGGCACCGGGACCTGGACGAACGCCACGAATGTCGTCGTTCACGTCTACCGCGGGGTCGACTCGACGACGCCGGTCGGGGCGAGCGCCGGCACCGGCGCCCAGAGCACGACCGTCACGTATCCCGCCCTCACTCTCCAGGTCACGGACGGGACATCCTGGGTCGTGGGGTTCGCCGGGCACCGCTCGGTCGATACGGCGATCGAGACGCCGCCGACCGGCATGACGAACCGGTCGGACTCGCTGAACGCGACGGCGGAGCTGGCGGGTCACGACACGAACGGCGGGGTCTCGTCCTGGTCGCAGCAGAGCGTCTCGGTCGGCGGCACCTCCTCCGGCTGGCGATCATGTACCGCCGAGATCAGGGCGGCTCCGCCCCAGACCCTGGCGGCCGGGCTCGTCTCCTCGGTCGGGACGCCGTTCCCGGCCTCGACCTCCCTCGTCCTCACCGCCCAGCTCGCCGGGACGTCCGGCTCGCCCTTCGCGGCCGGGATCGAGCAGGCCCTCGGGGCCGGGCTCGCTGGCTCCGCTGGCGCTCCGTTCCCGGCCTCGACCTCGCTCACCATAGGCCCAGGACTCGCGGCGGCGCCGTCGGCGGCCTTTGCCGCCTCGATCTCGGCGGCGGAGGAGACGATCGCGGCCGATCTCGCCGGGACACCTGGAGCTCCCTTCGCCGCCTCGGTCAACCTCGCCATCGAAGCGGGACTCGTCTCCGCTGCATCGGCGGCGCTCTCGGCGGCGCTCGCGACATCGGTCGCTCCGGCTCTCGCCGGGACCGGCGGCTCGGCTTTCCCTGCCGCGCTCTCCGTCTCACTAAATCCCCAGCTCGTCGCGGCTCCAAGCGGCCCGTTCCCCGCCTCGACATCCCTCGCCCTCGAAGCGGCGACGGCCGGATTGCCTGGCGCTCCCTTCGCCGCTTCGACCTCCTCGACGATCGCGGCCCAGATCGTCGCGGCCGAGACGGCGGCGCTTCCGGCGGCGGTCGGCGCGCTCGTCCAGGTCGAGGTCGTTGCGGCTCCGGTCCAGGTCTTCGCAGCGGCGCTGGCGACCACCCTCGGCCCGGAGATCGCAGGGCAACCCGGAGCTCCGTTCCCTTCGGCTCTCACGGCCCAGGTCGTCGCCGAGATCGCGGGGACCGGCGGCTCACCGTTCGGCGCGGAGATAGCCCCGGCAGGCGACCTCATCGTTTCCCCCGACCTCATCCCCTCCACCTCTGCGGCGTTCCCGGCCGTCATCTCGGCGGGCCTGCGCGCCGGGACGATCTCGCTCTCCGTCTCCGACCTCTCTCCCTCGATCGCGGTCGGGCGCCTCGGGCTCGACCTCTCGATCACGAAGGCCGATCCTGCGGTCGGCATCGGCGGCTATGATCTGCGGGTCGAGAACCAGCGGGAGGACGTGTCGTGAGCTTCGACCCAGGCGACACCCTGATCAGCACGATCACCGCGAAGGACGAGGCGGGCAACCCCGTCGATCCGGCGGTCGTCGAGTTCGTTTGGCGCTGGTCCGACTCGACGACTCCGACGACCTGGCGGTTCGGGGTCGATCCGGAGGTCACGCGGGAGAGCGTCGGCGTGTTCAAGGCGCGCCTGCTCCTCACGAGGGCTGGGGTCCTGTACGTCGGGTGGCGGACGACCGATCCGTCGGCGGCGGAGCAGCGGACGATCGTCGTTCGACCGTGGCGGCCGGCGTCCTCCTAGCAGGTGCACTCACCAACTAGACTGTCGGTGTGCTCGCGACCGGCGACCGCCAGACCCGAGACGCGACGATCCGCCGCCTGGCGGCGGAGGGCTGGTCGACCCGCGAGATCGCCCGCCACGTCGGCCTGACGCAGCAGCGCATCGTCCAGATCCTCGCCCAGCGACCCGATCGCGAGACGCTCATCGCCGAGGCGGAGCGGCGGCTCGTGGCCGAGCTGCGGACGCTCCTCGAGGTGCGCGAGGCAGCGACCGCTCGGATCGCCGCGATCCGTTCGCAGCTCCGCCGGCTCGAGGAGGAGCGGGAGGCGCTCCGGATCGACCGGCTCTTGGGGTTGGAGCCCTAGTCCCCGGCGAGCCGTCGGCGGACGGTCTCGCGACTGACCTTCAGCTCCCGGGCAATCGCCTCGACCCCGGCCGGTCGGCCTTCCCGCATGAGCCGGGCCTTCGTCTCGAGCACCTGCGCCCGCGTCACTGTCAGTCCCCGCTGTTCGGTCGGCTCCCAGAGCGATGGATAGAGCGCGACGAGCGGATGGTCCGGGCCGACCTCGGTCCCGGCGCTGATCGGGCCGAGATCGGTGTACGGTGCTTCGAGCGCCCAGAAGGTCGTTTTGGCGCGCATCGCCGAGGGCGGCGTCGTCAGCGGCGGTTGCAGCTGGACGCTCGTGAGACCGGTGTGGACGAGGCGGGTCCAGTCCCCGCCGGCGGTGACTGCGTCGACGACCGTGTCGGCCCGGAAGCCGTCGCGGATGAGCTGACCGATCGTCTGCGCTTCCCGCTGGATGACCTCGGCCTGGTCGCGGATATCGTCGCGCAAAAACGGCACGTCGCGATCGTCGTACCAGAGGCGCGCCCCGGGCAGCGGCGGGAAGAGTGTCTGGAGGGCGCCGGCGACGTCGCGCCAGAGCGGCCGCAGGGTCGCGTCGGCGACGAGCCGGCGGGCCGAGGCGAAGTTCCCGACGTTGAGTGAGGCCCCCTGGAGGCCTTCACCGAGGGCTGCGACGACGGGGTGCATCCCGGTCAGCGCCGCGATCCGGGTCTCCGCCTCGCCCTGGAGCTCGGTGTACTGCATCGCTTCGAACGTCAGTCCGACCGCAACGGGATCGACGCCGGCGCCCAAGTACATCGTTCGCCAGGCGTTCGGCACCCCCCGGTGCTGCTCTTCGAAGAGGGCGATCCACTCGAGGGCCTTCTCCCGCGGCATCTCCTTCGGGAACCGGAGCGCCAGATTCGGGGTCGCCGCGTGCTCGAAAAAGCTGAGCTTGTGGCCGGTCGCTGCGTTGTCCCCGAGGATTTCCCGGATGCCAGCAGTCAGCAGGCTGATGCCGCGCTGGCGGGCGAGCGGGTCGCGGGTCGTCACGAAGTGGCAGACCTCGGCCGGCTCGAACGCCGTCGGCTCGCTGTCCGGCGGGGCGTAGACGTAGCCGACGACCTCGGCCTCGGGATCCCAGGTGTCGGCGACCTCGGCGCGTCGCGAGCCGTAGACGATCGTGACGAAGTCCGGCCGGAGCCTGATGAGCCGATCGCCCCGGCGGACGACGAAGGCGTTCCCGCCGAGATCGGCGTCGAGGATCATCGTGGCGAGCAGGTCGCTCGTCGTCCGTCCAGGCTCGGGCGCCTCGAGGGGCCGCAGGTCCGGGGTCCCGAAGAGCGCTCCGGGCCGGCCGCCGCGGAGCTGCTGCCAGGCGAATCGGATGTCGCCGAAGAGCCGCGCCCGGAGGGCGAGGCACGCGAAGACGATCGGATTCCTGAGGTACGCCGCCCAGACGAGCGATTCGAGCGAGCCCGTCGGACGCTCTTCGAGTTCCGGGCCGTAGGTCATCCGCAGATAGGCGGCGGCGGGGCCGTCGGGGAGGAACCAGGAAGCCCAGTCGTCGAGACTCAGCGGCCGGTCGGCTCGGACCGGGGCGATCCGCTCGATCAGCGCGGCCATCGGAGCCTCCGAGCCTCGGCCGGGTCGAACGTCAGGGCCCCGAGCGTCGCGACGCCGAAGGCGACGAGACCGGCCGCTGGGTGGACGAGGGCGAGGCCGGCGACGATCGAGCCGATGCCGACGAAGAGGAGGGCCGCGACGAGAAGCCGATCCCTCATCGGACGATCACCCACGGCTCGGCGACCTCGTCGACCTCGCCGCGGTCGCCGAGCCAGCCAGCGACGGCGTTGAGGAGCGCCGAGACCGGGTCGATCTTCTCGGGGCTCGTCGTCGACGGCTTCGAAGGTCGCACGTTCCCATTATCGTCGGTTTTCGCGTCGGTATTCGCCACAGCCCACAACAGGAGCGGGTTCCCGCCGTGGCGAATCTGGCCCGACAGCGCGAGGCGGTCGAGTTCCTTCATCGGCCCGGACAGGCTGAGCCAGCTCTGGCCGATCGGCTCGCACGGGATCCCGGCGGCCAGGAGCCTCGGGATCAGGCCGGACGCCATGGCCCGGTCGTACTTGCAGCGGCGGATGTCGTAGGCCCGACACAGCTCGATGATGTCCGCCTCGAGGACGTCGTCGTCGCGGACTGGGCGCTCGGTGAGCGTGAGCCAGCCTTCTGCTGCCCAGCGCTCGTAGAGCCCGTCGCCACGGCGTCGGGCGGCGGCCTCGGGCGCCCAGGCGCGGACGACGATTTCGAAGACGCCGTCGCGAGGCACCCAGAGCGCGAACGCGGAGAGGTCCTGGTTCCAACCGAGGTCGAGACCGGCCCAGGCCGGTGCCCCGTCAGCCGGCACGAGCGGCGCGGAGGCCTCGGGCGTCGACCAGGCGGTGGGGTCGAAGAAGCGCGAGGTCCGACTCATCGGCCGGTTCAGCCGGAGCCTGGCGAACTCGTTCAGCTTCGCCGGACTCGCCTTCGCTTCGGTCGCCCGCTGCCGCAGGTCGGCGAGCTTCGGGGTGATCGGAAGCGACGGGTTCGCCTTCGGCCAGCACGCCTCGTCGAACGGGTCGTCGTCTGGGTCGATCGCCCAGACCGCGGCGAAGTAGCGGTCGTTCTCGACGAGGCCCCGGAGGACGTACTCGGCGAGCCGGCGCTCCGTCGACCAGGCGTTCTCCCCGGGCTCGCCGGCCGTCGTGATGATGAGGACGAGCGGCGCGAGCCGAGCACCGACCGAGTTCTCGATCATCCCGATCATCCCGCGGTCGCGGTGGCGGTGGAGCTCGTCGACGACGGCAATGTACGGGTTGATCCCCTCTTCGGTGTGCTCTTCCGCAGAGAGCGGGGCGAACTTCGAGCGCGTCGCCGTCTGGAACAGCGAGCGGGCCGACCGCTCGATCCGCGCCCGCAGGGCCGGCGAGGCAGCGACGAGCGCGTCCGCGTCGGACCAGACAAGGCGGGCCTGGTCGCGCTTCGTCGCGACCGCGTAGCCCTCGGCGCCGGGCTCGCCGTCGAAGAACGTCCGTCGCAAGGCGATGCCGGCCGCAAGGAGCGTCTTGCCGTTCTTCTTCGCGACCTCGACGTAGGCGGTCGTGAAGCGCCGGATCCACTCGACCGAGCTCGTCGGGTCGGGGTTACGCAGCCACCAGCCGTCGAGCGATCCGACGACGAAGGCCTCCCAGTCGAGCAGATCGACAGGTCGTCCCGGCAGACCGGCGCGAGGTCCCCACTCGCCCTTGTAGTGGCGCAGCAGCGTCGGGAAGAACAGGATCCCCCAGCCGGCTTCCTCGGGATCCCAGCGGAGGCCTCGCTCGTGACCTGTCTCGAGGTCGCGCAGGTGCCGCTCGCAGGCGAGACGGAGCAACTCGCCGGCGACGACGCGGCCCTCGACGACGGCCCGGGCGTACTCGGTCACCCGCTCGCCGGCGGCGACGAGACTGCGCTCAGCCTGGGCGACGGCCACGGAGGAACTCCTCGGCAGGATCTGTGCTCGCTGGGGCACCGAGGGCGCGGATCCTGGTCCTCGAGGACGGGGTCAGGCCGAACTCTCGGAGCAAGACGAGGAGCCGCTTCTCGGCCTCGTCGCGGAGCCCGAACTCGGGGCGGAGCCGGACGACCTGGTCGCCGTACGTCGGTTCGTCGATCCGCTCGCACGCCTCGGCCCAGCGACGCCACTCGCCGAACGTGTGGGCAAGCAGGGCGAGCGCCGTTTGGTCGGTGACGGCGAGGATGCCGATCGGCGCGAGCGTCTCGACGAGTTCGCGCCAGTAGCGGCGGGCGAGCTTGTCGCGCAGCCAGCGAGGGGGCCGGCTCCCGACGAGGAGCTTCGGGGGCTCCGGCTCAGCGGGGTTGGCGCGGTCCGGGCGCCATGTCCCCTCGAGGCGCTTGAGGGGGGTTGGCTTCGGGGGGTTCATGGCCGGGGGACACGTTCGGGGCGGGGCTCCTTGGGTGAGACCCGGCCGCCCTGGACCGATTGGCAGCGGGCGCATGCCGGCCGGACGTTGCCCCAGACCGCGAGCCCGCCGAGCCGGCGAGGCACGATCAGGTCAGCGCCGGTGGCTGTGCCCGTGCAGCCCGGCAGGCGCAGGGCGCAGGGTTGGCCGCGCAGTGCCCGAGCGATCCGGTCGTACGCTGCTCCGTGGCCTCGGAGGGAGCGCGCCACGCCCCGGTGGTTGCGGGGCGAACGGCGGTCGCAGACGACGCAGCGGCCCCGGCGGGTGCCAGGTGCCGCCCCGCAGTCGATGCACGGCTGCGGCGGAGCGGTCGGCAGGTGGGGCATGACCGTTCAGACCCGGGGGGGAGGGGTCCACACGGTTGGCGAGATCGCCGCAGGACCGTCGCGCCCGCCCCGAACGCACGCCGTCAGTTCGCGGTCTCGATTTCGGGGCCCGGCCATCAGGCCACCCCCGCCCGGCTCGACGCCACGTCGTGGACGCCCGCCGCCGCCAGGCCGCCGACGAGACCGACGAGGACGGCGTCGACGACCGAGGCATACGGTACCCCGCCGGCCGCCGTGACCGCAAGGGCCACGAGCGAGAGCGCGATCCCGGTCCCGACCGCGACGATCGGGCCGAACCGGTCGACGACCGCCGGCGCCGGCGCGAGCGTCCGCCAGAACAGCTCGCAGATCAACGCCGTGACGGCCGCGTTCCCGCCGACCGTGAGGAGCTGGCCAACCGTCGGTGCATCCATCGTCAACCTCCCTTCGCGAGTGCGTCGATCGCCTCGCCGACCGCCGTGAGCGCGGCCGAGCGTGCCTGCTCGAGCGCCGCGGCCCGCGTCCGCTTCACCTCGTCCGAGCAGTCGGCCTGCGGCGGCGTGTAGAGCCGCGGGTTCGTCAGCTTGGCTCGCTGGAACCAGACCAAGAACGGCCCTGGCGCGCCCGTGACCGTCTGCGTCTGGACCAGACCGACCCGCCAGTTCCAGTCCGGAGTCTTGTCCGGGCGCATCGGTGTGCCGAACGTCCGGATCGTGGCGGCCTTGCTGATGGTCCCAAGCTGCTGGCCGTTCGGGCCGTCGAAGAACGGGACGCCCTGGGCGACGTCCCAGAGCTCCTCCTTGTAGGCGATGGTCATCTCGGAGTCCTCCACATAGGCGACGCGACCGACGATCCCGGTCCATGCAGTGCCCATGAACGTCTTGATTTCGTCCTCGGTGACCCGCTCGGGCACGGCCGCGCCGGCCGGCGCGAGCGGATCGCACCAGAGCAGGCTGCCGTCGAGCGTGCGCTCGAGGTAGACGCTATGGCCTCCCGTAAATGCGGGATCCCAGCGCCGAAGCCTGTGGCCCACCGGGAAGGCCCCCATGCTGCCGTTGATCACGGCGGCCATCCCGGGCTCAAGGACCCGCAGGAGCGTTGGGGCTCCGGTCAGCGGGTAGGGCATCGTGAGCCCGTAGCGCTTCGCCAGACCACGCGAGAGGTCCGACAGGAAGGCGCCCTTGAGCGGCCCGAGGCCCGAGTCGGCCCGGAGCGCCTCCGCCTCGGCATGGGTCGCCGGGATGTCGCGCCCGAGGGCGCGGACCCACTCGACCGCCGAGGCGAAGAGGCAGTCTTCCCACTTCGCGTCGTCCACGCGGCCATCCGGCCAGTCGTGGGCCCCCTCGCGCTCGGTCACGTGGATATGCGGGACGAGACGGATCACCGTGCGGTCGCCTCAGGGAAGCAGCCTCGAGCCGGCCTCGACTCCGAGCAAGACGAGCAGTGCCCCGAGGAGCAGCCCAAGGACGATCGGATCGGTGCGGTTCGCGGCGTCCAGGACGTCCGCCACGATGAGCAAGCCGACGAAGCCAGCGAGGACGATCGCCAGAATCCTCCGCACGCGACCGTAGGCAGCTCGCTCGAGCTCGTCATCAGCCCCCCCCATGGCGCCAGGCGACCCAGCGGTGGGCTAGGAAGTGGGCCATGCGGTCGAGCCAAAGCCCGATGGCAAGGCCGACCAGGAAGCCAAGGCCGAAATCAGGCATGGCAGCTGGCCGGCCGGCCCGAGCTCACCGGCCGGCCAGGGTGGAGGAGGTAGGCGCGATCCGTTCCGATCACACTTCGGCAGCGTAGAAACCTCCGATCAGCTCGGATTTGTCGCCGATTGTGTCGAAATGTGGCGCTGTGTCAGTGGCGGTGTGTCCCCTGTGTCCCCCAGCATGTCGGCCATGGGACGCTCGTACGCCCACGTCCTCGCTTGGATTCACGAGCGCTGCTGGGCGATCGACCCGGCCTATCTGCGGCTCGTCGACGGCATCGTTCACGAGCGGATCGTCTACGGCCGGCCGAGCGACGATGAGATCGCCGCTCGGATCGCTGCCCAGGTCGGCGAGGTCGGTCAGCGTCTCGGTGCCCGGGATGTCGGCTCGGTCAGGATCATCCCGATCTACGGCCCGATCCTGCCTCGCTCCGGGCCGATCGAGCAGGCGAGCGGTATCACGACGCTCGAGGATCTCCGGTCGACGATCGGCGAGGCGATCGCGGATCGCTCGGTCGAGCGGATCGTCCTCGACGTCGATTCGCCCGGCGGGGCCGTCGATGGGCTGCCTGAGTTCGCCGCATGGCTCCGAGGCCAGCGCGACCGCAAGCCGCTCACGGCGGTCGCGAACACCCAGATGACGAGCGCCGCCTACTGGATCGC